GCTCAAATCATTTAGATTTAATCCCAAAATATTATACATTGCCACGCAATATTCCAGTTCATGCAATGGATGGTAAGCGTGGGTCAGTACCAATAAATCAACCAGAAAATCCAGATTCTATTTCACTGAATTACGATGAAAATTCACTTCATGTGCAAGTTGAGGCAGGCGTTAACTTCAGCATTCAAAAAGCTAAAGCACTCTCGCAAATCATTGGGTTAATGCAAGTTTCCCCGATGTTTGCGAAATTCATGAATGAAGAAGGTCTCGGGATATTGCTTGATAACATCGAAATTCGCGGCATTGATTCGCTGAAAATGATGTCTGATGCATTTATGCAAAAGATAAAACAAGAGCAAGCGCAAGCTATGCAAAATAATCCCGAAATTATGAAAATGAAACTCAAACAGCAAGAGTTAGAGTTAAATTCTCATCATGAAATGATCGATGACCAGCTTGAAGTCGCTAAATTATCCGTAGCAAAACAGGATAGTGACACAAAGAGGATGGATGTTATGGCCAAGATTGGACAATCAACTGATCAGGCAACTATTGCAAAAATGAAGGCTGAAGCAGAAGAAGCGCGTGCTTCAGTAGACATGGCAATAAAAGTAGTAGATAGCAATATGAAGATTCGAAATATGGCCCATGAACATGCTAAAAATATTGCCACGCATCATCACGAAAAATCAAAACACGATCAAGAAATGAAAGTAGCGGCCTCAAAATTGGTTAAGGAGCAATCATGAATGATTATAAAGAACATTCTTACTACGGCCGCATGGATATATCATGCAATGGCAAAAATTTAGCAGATTGGCTAGTAGATGAGCATGAAAACAAACTTAATCAACCAAAGGAAAAGCAATCTTCTCAAATTGTGCGAAAGGGTAAAAAAGTATATCGCGTAAGAAGAGGTGCAATCGAACGTCAGAAAAAATATGCGCCGCGCAATCGACGCGAAAAAGAAGAAATTTCGTAAAATGATATTGCATTACAAAAAATACAGTTCTAATATAGATCTAATTACGTTGTTAGACGGTAAAACTAACCGTTATCGAACGAATAATCGAAGTTTCATCACCTCGGCGGGTTAAAGCCAAAACGCTTCTAGACGTTTCAAATCTAGACGATATCGACCGTACATCGAAGTTACTCACCATGACTGGATTAACGTCATTAAGAAGGATTTTATGGCTGAAACAGATCAATTAGCCGAGAGTCAAAATCAGATACAAGATACTCCAGCGCAGGAAGCGCCGGAAAAAGTATTTACGCAATCTGAGGTAACTAAGTTGGTTGGTAGAGTCAAGCTTGAAACTAAAGAACAAGCATATGACAAAGCAAGGCGGGAAATTATGGCCGAACTACAGCAACAACAAGCACCTCAAGAATCGCAAATGCAGCAACCCTCACAAGCACAAAACGTGGGGGGAATGCAGCAAATGTCGCAAGACGACATTAGGCGATTAATTGCGGAAGAAACCCAAAAACATCAAAGTGAAATGAATACTAGAAATCAGCAACAAGCCGAGCAAAATTGGGCTAAGAAAGTTACTGAAAGTTTCATTAACAAGATGTCAGCAGGTAAAGATAAATACTCTGATTTTGATGAAAAAGTTGGTTCTTTAAATTTGCCATCTATACCAGAAATAGTGCATTTGGCAGAAGGAACCGACAATACGCATGATGTCATGTACGATCTTGCAGAAAATCCGCACAAAGTAGGGACTCTGCTAATGCTCGCACAAAGAAATCCTGCTCTCGCGCAAAAGGAGATACAGAAGTTGAGTGCTTCGATTAAAAATAACGAATCAGCAGCTAATGTAAAACTTCCTAAAGATCCGCTCAGACCGTTAAAACCTTCCGCAAACGGAATGGATAACGGTGAATTATCAGTGAGTGATTTGAGGAAAATGTTCCCGGGTTAATCACTAAAAAAGCGTAGCCGTTATCTCAAAAGAACTTATTCTTACGGAGATTTAACATGGCTGCGCCGAATAATCAATTGCAACAAGTAATAACTTATCAAAAAGCTGACTTAGCTTGGCTTTTAAATTCATTTGCATTTATTAGTATTGCTAATAAAAAATTTAAAAACTTTCAGGATTCAGCACCAAGCAATTTAGGTGATACTGTAAGTTTTGACTTAGCGCCTCGTTATAACACCTATAATGGTCTTGTTATTACGCTTCAAGATTCCGTACAACGCGTACAGAATTTAGTTTGTTCTCAAGCAGCAAACGTTTCTACTGGTTATACAGACCAACAATTTCTATTTAATGTACGCGATTACATGGATAGATTTGGGATGTCTGCAATTAAAGAATTAGGTAGCTTAATCGAATCAGATATTGCAAAAAATGTTATTAGTGGTGTTCGAATCAGTGATCCCCAAAATTCGAATTTTGGTCAATTACAAACAAGTTCTGGTCCATATAGATTTTATGGCGATGGCGTCACGCCAATTAATTCCTATGGCCAGCTGGCTCAAGCGCTTGCAAATTTCAGAGACTATGGCGCAGCTCCGAACGATACACAAGGCATTCTGCCTATGTCTAATGTTCCTGGAATTATTAATACCGGCCTGAATCAATTTACACTAAACAAAAATAATGAAACACAAATGTCTTGGGAGTTGGGTAGATTCTCTGATTGCGAATGGTATCAATCAAATTTACTTCCAATTCATACCGCAGGAACTGTCGGTGATACAGCAGCACCAGGAAATGTATTAACGTTAGTTAGTACAAATGATCCTACAGGTGCCAACATCACTCAGTTAACATTCTCTGGTGCTGGGACATCTGATGTAAATGCCATTAAAGCAGGTGATTTACTGCAATTTAATGACGGTGTATCAGGTAAACCAAATCTTAGATATAGAACTTTCATCGGTCATGTTCCTTCTAGTCAGCCCGTTCAGTTTCGCGCTACTGCTGATGCAGCATCAACCGGTGGCGGACAAGTTACTATTAGCATTTTCCCTGCATTAGTTTCGGTTCAAAATCAGAATCAAAACTTAAATGTAGCATTACAAGCAGGAATGACAGTAACAGTTCTTCCATCGCACCGAGCTGGCGTGATCATGTCCGGCAAACCGCTTTATATGGCTATGCCTAAATTGCCCGATCAATCACCATTCGATACTGTGTCTGAGATGGATAAAGATTCTGGTGCGTCACTCCGACATTATTATGGCGTGCAATTCGGACAAAACGTAAGGGCATATGTTCGTGATGCAATCTGGGGATCTACATTAATTCCAGAAAATTCTATGCGATTAATATTCCCTATGTAATGCATTCAGCGGCGCTTAATCGCGCCGCTATTAATTAACAAATTTGAGGATAATGAATATGTCAGTACCAATAGTTAATTTACCGAATAAATATGCGCAAGGTTTACAATCTGCATATGCCACAACCACAACTCTTACGATTGCTGCCGGACAATGTCGTGACTCCACTAATGTTTATGACATGGTTTCTAGCGCTGCCATTACATTAAATGCTGCAAATGTAGGGTTAAATGGAATAGATACGGGTGCATTAGCTGCAACAAAAATGTATGCGCTGTATTTAATTTCAGATCCAATCTCTGGAAATGCAACAGGTGCGATTTTATCTTTATCTGCAACTGCTCCCGCATTACCGAGTGGCTACAGTGTGTTTCGATTAATTGGATGGTGGGCAACCGATGGTTCATCGCACTTTCTGGCTGCTTATACTTCTGGGGATTTCAATGACCGTAAGTTTTTTTATGATGCTGCTCGTGCTACTGCTATTACTGCCGGGGCCGCTACCACCTACACTCTAGTTAGCTTGGTTAATCTTGTTCCTCTAATTAATAATTTAGTTGTTTATTTGGCCGTGAGTTTATTGCCTGGTGCAGCCGGAAGAACATTGAGTTTGCAACCTGCTACAGCAACAGGGGATATGATTACTATTACGGGTCAAGTGTCTGCTGTCAGTGTGACACAGCAACTTTCAATGCTCGCGCAGATAACCAGTTCTTTACCTCAAATCGGATATAAGGTATCGAATTCCGGCGATGCAGCTGCAATTTCTGTTTATGGTTTTGATTACTCGATTTAAGGGGTAACCGATGGCATATCCAGCATCTCTTTTAATTACTCGGGCATGGGTGCTCTCTGGGATTGTTTCGCGCAATCTGCAAGGAGTTCAAGGAAGCCAATCAAGCGACGGATTGTTCCTTTTAAATGAGTTGC